CCATCAAAACTCACACCATGAATTGTTCTTGCATTTTCTAGTGCAGTAGCAGTAGCTGCATTTCCAGAAGTATCTTGATTACCAGAAGCATTTACCCCAGGCAAGTTGATATTTGCAGTACCATCAAATGATACCCCACCAATAGTTCTTGCATTTGCAAGTGCAGTTGCAGTATCAGCAACGATTGTGAGGTTATTAATAAATGATGCATTTACACGACTATCAATTGCAGAGTTTACTCTTGAAGTTGTGTAGTAAAGATTAGATGAACCCTCTGATAAATCATCTGTATTAAAACCAGTTAGATTTCTTGTACTGGTAGTTGCAGCCCAACCCATATATCCGTGTGCAGAACATTGATAATGAAGAACCGAAGGTGTAGAATCAGAAACAATAATTTGAGTATATGCACCAGCACTGCCAGGCGTTCCATTAGTTGTAACGCCAGTTGTAAATGCAGTTGATTTACCAGCATCAAGATAAAAACGAAGTGGATGTCCAGAATTAGTAGAATCACTCTGGTCAAATCGGTATGTGTTTTTTGGAATTAATTTTATGTAAGGAGAAAATACACCATTAATTTTGTATTTGTTACTAGAACCAGTTCCATGATATGGATGTGCAGAAGTTGATGTTGCAACAGTAACTTTAAATGTAACTACGTTGACATCAAAGTCAGTTGCATAGTGATTTGCAAGTGTAATAACAGTACTACTATCATTACGAACATACAGTTTTTTATCAACTGTATTAAGTGCAACTTCACCCTCAATCAAATCAGAGGTATCTGGAATGACTGATATTGTGTTACTGCGTTTGAGTTTTATTGGTGTTGTAGCCATTAGGCAATCTCCCTAGACTACTAACTAAATGTTCCACCGTCCACCGCTGTTGCAAATGCTAGAGTATCAGAACTTGCAGTATATGTCAAGATACCATCATTAGAACCACCACCGTCTAATGCAGACAATGTATTAGCGGAGTTTGCGACTAGGACTGAACCTTTTGCGATTGATGTTAAACCAGTACCACCGTTTCCTACTGGTAATGCACCAGTTACTTTTGCAGTTAGGTCAATTGACCCTGCTAACATTGCATTTGTAATACCAGATGCTTTTACTCTAAGTGCATCTGAACTTACTTCTATTGAAGAGTCATCAACTGCAACATTTAATGTATTCCCAGATTTTGTAAGTGCAGAACCAGCAGTGACTTGACCAGCACCAGAGAATTGTGTAAATGTTAATGCAGTAGTTCCAACAGTTACAGTTCCGTCATTTGTCATAACAAAACCGTTGTCTGCGTTTACTGTACCTTCCTCTACGAAGAAGAATGTTCCACCAGTTACTTCTGAGTCTGCGTCAAAATCGGTTGCACGAGTCGGAGCTCCACTTGCGTTTACTGTATAGATACCATTCTCTGAACCAGTACTTTGATTTTTCAAAAGTATTCTATCACCAGTAGAAAGAGAAACACCGTCAACTGTTTGTCCATTTGCAAAAGCAGATGATAAAGTTCCGTTTGCAGTTGTAGCAACTCTTACTGAATTCTTAACATCAAGACCTTGTAATTGTGCATCAACATAAGCTTTATTAGCTGCATCAGTTGAACCAGTTGGAGTTGCAACAGTTGTAATTCTTGAGTTTCCGACATCAACTGTTCCAGTACCGTCTGGTGATAAAACCAAGTTACCGTTACTATTTGTTGTTGAAATAATATTACCATCAATTGTAATATTGTCAACATCAAGAGATGTAATACCATTTAAGTCTGTTTGTGTTGCACCAAGAGCGACTGCATCAGAACCAATTGTAATAGAACTGTTAGCAAGTTTTGCATTTGCAATTGAACCAGCCAACATTGCATTTGTTACAGATGTGTTTGCGAGTGTTAACGCACCAGAGTTTGTAACAGTTGCTCCACTAGATATTGCAGAGTAAATATACTTCTTCATTCTAGTAAGAGTGGATTTTCTATTTGTACCACCAGCACCATCATCAACAATCATTAAGTCTGCATCTGCAAGGTCAGCACCAATATCAGTTCCACCATCTATTTCTAGAGCTGATATTGCAAGAGTACCAGTTAAATCTCCATGTGCGAGTGTACCAAATGATAATGTTCCAGAGCCATTTGTTTTGAGAACTTCTCCGTTATTACCATCAGACCCAGGCAATGTTAATGCAAGATTGCCACCAAGAGAGTTTGGTGCTTTTAATTGTACATGATGAGTACCGTTGTTAGTACCCTCTTTTAATTCTATTGAACCACCAGTTGTTGCGTTGTTTCCTACGATTAAATCATCAACTGCTTTATTTCCATCAACTGTAATTGCACTACCAGCAGTCAGAGTACCTTGAACATGGTCTAACATATCGGAGAAAAACTTACCACCGATTACGTCTACAGTTGAACCATCACCAATAAAAAGTCTATCACCTAAATTTGACTGAGTACCAGTTCCGAAAGTTACTGCAAGTTCACCAGCAGATAATGATGATGGAGCTGAAGTACCAGTAGACCTCTTAATTTGAATTGTTGTTGCCATTTATCTATTCCTTAAAAACTACCACCATTAAAAACAAGTGTTCCAGAAGTTGTATCTAGGTTGTTTCTTGCAACAAATTTTTGGTCACTTGCACGAAACTGTAGTAGAGCTCCATCTGCAACACCAGTTGCATCTACGTCTGCTGCTACTAAGATTCTATTTTCTGAAGAACCAGCTGCACCTTGTGGGCCTTGTGGGCCAGGAACTGCAACTCTAGTTACGACTAACTCATTACCTTGAGATACAGAACCAGAAACTTGAGAAACACTTCCTATACTAGCATTTAGTCCAGCGTTATCATTTATTGTACCAGATACAGACATAATTGTTTACCTTGTTACACTTGGATTGACTGTGACTTGACCTTCAACAACTCTGGTCTTTGTTCCACCAGATGCTGTTATGACAACATCATAAACGAACCGTCCTGCTTCTAGAGCAGCAGTTTGAGTTGGTGATAAAGATATTGTGATTTCACCAGATGATGCGTTTGAGATTGTTGCTGTAAAAGCGGTTGCAGTAGATGATAAAAATGTTTTTCTAATTTGTGCAGCTACTGAATAACCAGATAGATTTACTGCATCACCATTTGCATCTGTTACTGTTACTGTGGTTGTAAAAGTCGCACCTTGGTCTATAAATATATTTGAAATACTTGCCATTCACACAGTCTCCTTTTTAGTATTTATAAGGAAAGTGTGTTAGAGTTATCCGATTAGATAACCACTCCAGTAGTTACTACCAACAGCATTAACTGTATAACTACTATTTGCAACACCTATGTTTTGGGCACTACCACTTCCTTGAAAGACATAAACTTCCAAATAATCATTTGCGTTTAAATCAAATACACCACAAGATGTGACAGCAAAAGTAATATTTATTTCTGTAGATTGATGATGACCACTTCTAAATACTGAACCATTTTTATACCATTGTAGACCAATTCCAGAACCAGCACCCATTTGATAAAAAGTTACAGTTGCGTTCATAAAATATTTTCCAGCTACTGGAGCAGTAAACTTATTACTTGCGAAATTACCACCTATGTCATAGTTTTCTGTATCCCAAGTTACTTTTGTTATTGTACTACTTTGGGTAGTTTGAGTGCTACTTTTTGCAACATCAAACATAGGTCTTGCTGGAGTTAGAATACGACCAGCATTGTCAATTGTCATTGCAGTTGTTGAATTTGCGTGGTCTTGAATTGTTCCGACTTTTAATGTACTCATAACTTTATCCTACTAAGTGTCCGCTCCAGTTAGATTGGTAATAACTCATACTACCACTCGTATTACCAGTAACACCAACTCTTAACTGTTGATTTGCAGTGCATTGTACAGTTGCAGATGCACTAAGATTAAAATAGTAATTAGCTGCAGCTTGTGACATAATAGCAGATATTCCTGCTTCAGCAGCTGGAACTCCTGACGCTTTTGCAACATCATAAACATAACCATAAACCCAATAACCAGCACCCAGATTATCAACTCGTAAATTCCAACTTATGTGATACAATCCAGCCACTGGAATTGTAATTGTTTTACCACTGGTAAGAGTTACACCACCAGAAACATATGGCCCAAAAGAGGGATTTGTTAATCCAGTTGAATCTGATTTCCAGTCTGCTATATCAGAATTGGAAGAAGATATAGAATGAGTAGTGCCTGGCGTTCTAACGCAATACCAAGAAGGAATTACTGAACGCTTAACCCTTCCACTACTATCAATTGTCATTGCAGTATTATTACCACCAGCATCTTTGATTGTACCAATCTGAGCAGTTGTTGTAATTAAAGTACTCATTGTGCTATCTCTTGAACTATTAAAATCTCTTCAGCAGTAGTACCGCCTCCGCCATCCCAGTTTACTTTCCAACTCTGTGTATTGTTGTACCCTCTAAACTTACATCTATAAACTCTTGAATTTGTGTTCCCTGCTGATTCAGCAACAGTCATACTGAGCCTTGTAAATACTCTTGTTTCGTCTTTAACATGAATATATGGGTTTGTACCACCATCAGCAGGAACTCCATGCATTAAAACATCATCTTTATGTATACCATAAGCAAGACTAGCAGAACCATTTGCGTCTTTTACAAACATTCCCTCCCAATATATTTGAATAATACTGTTTGCATACTTTGGAGTAAAAGTAATAGAAGTATCAGTATTCCCATACGCATTTGCAGCTACAGTTACTTGTGTGTTTCCAGTATCTTTTACATATTGAATAACATGACCAGCTGGCATCTTAACTGTTCCTGCTGTAGTTTGTCCTTGAATTGTATCTACTGATAAAGTACTCATATGATTGCTAACCTTCCAGTTGATGTGATGGTAAGAGTTGTTCCGTTACCAATTGTCAATGGGCCGGTAACAGATGCGTTGTTATTGGCTGCGATTGTTACGTTACCAGTAGTTGCGTTTGCGTTTACACGAAAAAGATTATCTCTACCATTTGTGGTGTTTCCAGCAACTGTACCATCTTTACCAATATAATATCCAGCACCTAATGAAACTGCATCAGCAATCTTATCTGCTGTAACAGCATCATTAGCGATTTGTGCAGTTGTGATAGCATTATTTGCAACATCATCTGCAACAATTACATCAGCACCAATCTTTGCAGAATTCACTGCATTATCAGCAAGGTCTGCTGTTGCAATTGTTCCGTCTAGGATACCTTTTGTTGTAATCTTTGAAAGTGCCATCTATTATTCTCCGAAACTATTTAGTCTACATCTTTGATTATCAAAGTACCATCTTTTACTTTTTTGTCTATTTCAGTTGGAAGGTTATCTTTATTTTCTTTTAACCACTCTTGAAATCTTGAGTCTTCATCTGTGCCTGACATTATAGTATTACCATCCACCTTTGAGTAAATAGTTTTTTTAGTAAATTCATTTGTTCCATGTATTTTCCAAGTCATAATTCCGCTCCAGTAAATTCTATCATACCAACATTACCACCAGACTCAGCGTCATAAAGCATAGAACCATTTCCTAAAGTAAAACCACCACTTGCATCATTCATATCAAGAGAAATAGTTTTTGAACTAGCTGAACCAAATGTGATACTATTACAATTTCTATTTAAAACTCCATAAACAACATGACCCCAACTTCCTACATTAGTTACTGTGATTCCAGTAGGAGGAGTTCTCATATCAACTGTAAAAGGAACAGCAACATAAGTTCCAGCACTGTTATTGACGTGGCCATTATACTGAGGATAACCATCACTAGTTTTTATAATTTGACAATACCTCTGACAAAGCGCAAGCTCTTCTGCAAAAGAGAGGTGTTCAAAATCCGTTGCTTTATCGCCTTCTTCAATCTGTAATCCAGTAAGATAAAAAGTGTTACCTACAGTTGCTAACCAGTTTACTTGGTTTGACGGTGCAACATCAACAGTTCCGACCCACGCATCAGCAGAAGTTCCATGATAAGTAGTTCCCATCGCCATTGATAATTGAAATTGAAAACCTTCAGTATTATCCTTCGGCCATGTACCACTGGTATCACCAGTGTATGTAATACTTTTCTTTTCCCAAGTATCAGCAGAATTGATAGTCATGGTTTGCATATTAAAACGATTTGCATCAGAGCTTCTTAAACAAGTTCCATAAGCACCAGCAACAGAAGATTTTACCCAAAAAGATACTGTAACCTTTTTTGCACCAGAAGTACCAAATGCTAATTGTGTAACACTATTACCTTCAAGTCTGAAACTTAGTGCATGATATTGAGAAGCTGCAATAGAAGTATCAGCAGTTGTAACTCTGTGTTTCATAGAATTGTAAAAATCAGAATTTGGAGTATCCGTTGATTGACTTTCTTCAACAACACCGTCATGTGATTTATAAGTAAACACTCTATCAAGACAATTGTAACCATTTGTAAGAGTTGCTTTTGTTGTTGCTCTTTGAGATACCATCATGGCACCATTAGGATTTAACCTTCTACGACCAAGGTTTTCTGCACCTCTTCCTTTTACTTTAATTAATGTCATTCTGGTTTCTCCGGCCACTTGACATCTTCAAGTGACTTATATGTTTTAGTTATATCACGAAGTTCTTGTCTGTATGTTTTCCAATCTGCATCATTTGATAGAGTTACATCTCTATTCTGTGTCCAATCTGATTGTGCAAGTAATTCATTTCTTATTGGTCTTAATTCATCAAGACCCTTTCTAGTTTCCCAATCTTTGTATGATGCGAGTTGTTTATCTGTTGGTTTTGTAAGACCATCAACTGTCCAAGATTCTATATAATCACCTTTTCCGTCAGAATTATTTGCTAATCGTACATTACCGTGATATCCAAAAACAGCAGTTTTTTTGTTTGCTTCACAATATAATTTTATTTTTGTCTGAATTTCACTCATCTTATAAATCCCTCAACCATATACCTTCAAATTCATTTCTATAAATGGTATTATCTGCAAAGTTAAATGTGCCCCCAGATGCCTGACCATAGACAAAAATTTCAAGGTAATCCGAAGAACCGTTCATTGGTACTATCCATGAAGCCCTTGCAGAAGGATATACACCAGACATACCAGTAGAGTTAGTTCCTTGTGCATAGTCAGAACCATTTTTTCTTAAAACTGCTAATACAGCTGCAGTAGTAGCGGTGTGTTCAATTTGCAATTCAGCTGAAATTAAATAATATCCTGCTTTACTAGGCGTAAATCTAGAATTACTTGCATCATAATCACTTGCTGTATCCCATAATTCTGTTTGAAAAAGAACTTTAGTTGATGAATTTGAAGTAACACCATCTTGAGCAACACCAACAGTTTTATGTGCCTTAAATGTTGGGCCATTTACAACTGTCAAATCAAGTGCATCTGAACCAACAGCATTAGTAGCAATCTTTGCAGAAGTTACAGCATCATTTACAAGTTTTGCAGTAGAAACTGTACCATCACTTGGTGTTCCAACTAAAAGAGGTTCACCCATTGCAAGAATAAAATCAATACTATCTGAAGAGGATAATGCACTTGAAAATGTAAGAGTACTACCAGATACAGTAAATGAAGTGCCTGGCTTCTGTATAACACCATTTAGCGAAACAAGAAGTTGGTTTGCAGAACTTGGTACAAAGTTTGCACTATCTTTCTGTAGTGTGTAATTTGCAGTCGCAGATGCTGTTAAATTATCTAAGACTGAATATCCACCTACGTCTGGTTGTGTTCCTATAAACGGCATTATCTATTTCCCTTTGTCATATTTATTCTGCATCTTTGATGGTTAAAGTTCCCTCTTTAACTTGTTTTTGAATTTCTGTGTAATGTCTGTTGTTTTCATCAATAGGAACACTTACGTCAACACCATCAATGTTTGATATAATTCCTACTTTTTTAGTATCATCCTTAACATCCATAATCCATGTAGCACTTTTAATATTCATAATCTAACTCCTAAAGTTCAGCGTCATATTTAAATGGAGCATTAGTGTCATAACCCCAAACATGACCAACCGTGTTATCTGTACCACCATTACTAGATAAATTAACTCCAAGACAAATGTATGGTTCAAAAACACTAAATGCGTTTACAACAACAGAAGATACACTTTTGGTGGCAAAGGCAGAACCATTAACACTTCTACTAACAGAACCAGCAGTAACAGTTGGTGATGCTCTCATGGGTTCACCAAGCATTTGTGTAACAATTATTTGGTTTGCACCATTACAGTATCCAGATAGAACAGTATTATAACCAGCTTGCATATAATATCGTGAACAAAGTGAAAGCTCTTCACCAACACTTCTTGATTCAAAGGGTGTAACTGTTTCATTAATTTCTAACTGACAACCAGTAAGTAAAAATACAGTATTACCAGAACCATTATGTTTAATAGTTACCACCAATCCATTTGTAACAGCTGCAGTTAAATCAGCGCCTGTCATCTCATGAGTATATCTTGCCCAACTGGTAGTCGTATTATGATTTTTTGTACTTCTATTTGTAGACGCACCACTATTATCAGCACTATTCATAGTACCAACTACAGATGTAATTTTAGCAGTACCAGAGTTAGTAGTATGTTTAAGATAAAACGATAGTATAACTTTAGTAGAACCACTTGATGGAAGATGTTTTGCATTTTTTGATTCTACAAACTGAGTAAGTCCAGTTGCATCACCACTTCCAGTGCAAGATGCAGAGAACTCAAAGTTATTTGGTGAGTCTGGTGTATCAGTAGATTGAGCATACGCATGACTGCCTGGAGCGTAAAATTTCCATCTATCAGAACCAAAAACATTACTAGAGAATGAAGTGCCTCTTTGCCATATTTGAAAAGCACCATTGATAAGGATATTTCTACGGCCTAGATTAGTTGCATCTATCATATTATCAGTTTGTATTTTACTTAAAGGCATCTGTTTACTCCGAAGGTGCAGTAGGCCACTTTACATCTTCTAGTGACTTATATGTTTTAGTTATATCACGAAGTTTCTGACGATACTCTTTCCAATCTGCAAAGTTTGAAACCGAACCACCTTCTTCTCTTTCTTTAATTACAACCCAATCACTTTGTTGTAATAACAAATTTCTTTCAAATCTTAGTTCATCTCCATCAGCTGTTTTTCTTTCATCTGCAAATATTTTCTGAGAATCTTCTCTTGATTTTTTTTCTTCTGCTGTTTCTTCTCTACGAACACCATTTACACTAATCATCGCCATCTTATATTCCCCCTATTCCTAATAGAGTGAAATCTCCGTTGATGCCGTTTGAACCACTTGCTTGTATAACTCTAAGAAATCTATAATCAGCACCAGAATTAACTCTGGATACTCCATATATTAAGTCTGGTTTATTAGTACCACTTATGAGATACGTTCTCTGAAAAAATGCAGCTGGATTAGAACTAGACTGATTTAATCCTATAATATCGCATTGTATAGTTACTCCAGAACCATTTGTATTTGTATACCATGTCACAAAACTACCACCACCACCAGTTGAGTGCATTGTAGGTGTTCCACCAGCAGCCGTTTCTGCGCCTCTAGTATATGCCATATGGTTTGCATTAGTAATATAAGTTGATGAATTAGTACCAATTTGAATATGCATATTATCACCATTAGCTACTGAACCCATATTACAAATTAACCTATGGTGGTTAAACACTCTATTAGGGTCTAATGTTGATAAATCATATACAACAGTTGAAACACTTGATACTGTCTGTTTCGACATTACCGAAATACCACCATTTCCCATTCCTCTTGTTATTGCACCCATATTACTATCCTATATACCTTACTGTAACTTCAGCACCAATTGAAGGAGCAGTTACAAAAGTTAAAGTTGTACCACTAATTGTATAATCATCAGTAGGAACTAAACAAATTCCGTTTACGAACACAAGAACATCATCTACAGTTCTACCAGAATTGATAGTTAGTGTAGTATCACTTCCATCGCCTGTCATTGTTGTTTTTGATTTAAAATCAATCTTTGTGTTATCAACTGAGTCTGCTGGTGGGGTTGTTGTAACTTGTGCGAAACTTTTATTGATGACATAGAAGTTTAAACCAGTTGCAGGCGCTTCAGTCATAGTAAGAGTTGTACCAGCTGCAGAATAAGCCGCAGTTGGTTCTTGTCTTACGTTACCGACAAAGACCTCAAGGTCATTTGCAGTCGCAACTGGATT